TTATTGATAAGAATAGGTTCGGTACAATGGATAGCTTGTCACTGTATCCCGAGCTGCACCATCACAGATTTGAGGAGGGCTAATGCCATACGATCTAGTAAGAATGCATAAGCAAGTCTTGGAAAACGAAATAGAGTTTGAAAAGCCGACGCTTAAAGAGCTTGGTAATACTCTTATTGGTTATCTTATTAATACGGGAAATGAAGAAGCTCGTGCGACTAAAAGGCCAAGTCTAAAAGTAAGAATGGCCGCAGAATTAATCCGTCAGCATTTAGAAGAGGAGGTTCAATTAGAATACGATCGGATACAAAAAGAAAGAGGCTGGTAAATCCACACCCCTCCCCCTTTAGGGGGGAGGGTGTGTGTCTACCATTTCTACTTAGTACTCAGGCTGAGGACGAGGACGACGTTTTGTTTTGCCCTCGTAACCACGAAGCTTCTTAGGTTTAGGAGCTTTCCCGCCTGCGCCATAGCCTGACGGGCTCTTGCGGCCAAACCTTTGCGGCTCTCCGTACCATTTAGGTTTTGGAGCATCAGGCGTTTTTCTTTTAAGCTCGATCGCTTTCTTCCTGGCTTTCTTTTCTACAGGTGTACGCTCTCGAGTACGGCGTGATGTCTTCGATGGGTCTCGAAGTTTTTCAGGGCTACTCTTGCCACCCTTCTGGCGAGTCTTTGGTTTGAACTCTGTAGTTTCAGCAGAGGATTTGGTTTTCTTTGTAGCTTTCTTTGCTGTGCTCTTAGTTGCCTTTGCCCCTTGCCTGGCGGCTATACTGTCTCCCTTATAGGCAAGGCCCTCGACCCCTCCCTTGCCTGTTCCTTTTCCAGGTCTAGTACCCCCGCCTTTTCCGGAGGCTATGTTTCCGCGACCACTCTGGTTTGATAGGCGTACTTCTTGGCGAAGCTTCTTCGCCTTCTTTGCAAGTGCCGCAACCTTCTTTGCATTGCGCGCTTTCCTTGCTGCCTTCAACGCTGTCATAGTAAGCTTGAGTGCTCTGGCCGCAGGGGTAGCTAATGCTATTTCACCAACAACCCTAGAAGCTGCCCTTCCTTTGGGGCTATCCAAGTCTCTGGTTGTTACATCACGAAACATTTACCATCTCCATTTCATACCTACGGTTCCTTGCCAATCGGTGGCACCGCCCCACTCGGCTCCGGCTGACAACTGGGCGGTGAGGTCGAAGTCTCGCCCAAGTGTATGTCTAACAGCAGCACCAGCATCCCACCTATGATGATTCCCAGTAAGAGAAAGATCAAGGCCGCCGCTATCACCAGAACGTAGTACAACAGGGGGAATTATTCTGAGGGCTTTTTTCCCTGAGAAGCGGCTGCCTCCAGGGCAGCCCGCTTCTGCTTAGCTACATCTTCCATGCTGATACCAAGCACACCGGACACAGCACCAAGGACTGAAGCAATGATAGCTTCGGTCGGAAGGTTAGGGAAGAAGTGCTTAGCCAGCACGGGGAGGAGGGCTGCTAATACAGACAGCCACAGCTTACGACTCTTCATCTTATCCATTAGTATGAATCCTTTTTCTTTTTAGTTTTGCGTGGAGCAGGTACTTCTCTGCGATCGTAAGGCTTACTGGTATCTCGGACATACCACTTTTCTCTTCCCATCTCCTCATCAGTAACTTTGTAAGGGTTATTGATAACAGGATACTTTTCTTTAGATTTAGGCAAGGGCACAAGTGCTGGGCGTTTAGATTTTTGACCCATTCTCTTTTTGACTGCCTTCATCTTATCACCACGAAGCCGATCGAAGTAAGCCTTTTTCTTTTCGATGTCAGCCTTGTTAGGCGTGCGCTCACTAGGACGAAGGCGGGCAGGGTTGCTAGGATCAGCAGCTACCCGGACATTGTAATCACCTCGTGCCCTGTCACGCTGCTCTCGAGTGGTCTCTTTGATCTTGCCTGAATCAGCAGCCTTGGCTTTTGATTTCTTTCTCTTGACGGGACCGCCTGCGCTACCCCTTCTGGTTTGACCAGCGACAACACTTGTTCCGCCGACCAGTCCTGACACAGCAGACTTGCCTCTTTTTTTGCTTTCTTTATAAGCCATTACTTCTCGCTCCGTTGATCCCAGCGTGCTGGGTTTAATCTCATGTCATAGTGAGTGAAGGTATCGTACCTTCCAAGCCCACCGTTAGGAATAACATTCTGTTCCATCATACCAAGGATATGATGCTGCAACTGAGTAGGTCCTACCTCTATTGCCTTAAGGTCAGCCGCAGTATTTTCTAAGTGCTGACTATTCTTTGCCCCGCCAACGTTGGCGTTGTGCTTGGGGCAGCGATAAGAGGAGGTAATCTTCAACGGACCTACGATGTTTCGGATACGTTGCAGTGTCCATGCCAGGTGTCGAGCAACATGCTCGTTTCCAAGCGCCCTGCAACACTTGCAACGGAACTCGTTTGGATGAAAGTTGGGAGGCCAGCCGGGTACCATCAGAATTCCACAAGGCTATAGACTGCTGTTTCACTGTCATCATTTAAATAAATAGTAACACCAGGCTGCATAGCTAAGGTCAACGCTGCGCCAGGCTGGAGAAGAATACCCGTAGTAATATGCTGCTTGGTACCAACATAAAGATTAACTGGACCGTGATTAGATACAATCGTTGTTCCGTCTCGGCCAGCAATAGTATCAAACTTGCCACTGATAGTAACAAGTGTTGTCTTGGTGGCTGAAGTCCAGACTGGATTGTTCTTATTTAAAAAGCTCATTGCTCTTCCTATGGATGGGCCGGCTTGCCGGCATGATAGTCTCTAAGTATTTCGTCGGGTGATAAAGCACGATCATAAAATCGTACCGTATCAATCTGCCCAGTAAAGTAATCAGTTGTATTGCCAGGTAACTGATGTCGCCCTGCTTCAGTATCAAGAGCAGGCCAAGCAGGAATAGGTAGCCCTTGTCCGGCTTTTGTTACACGAACAACACCATCGACATATACATAAGCAGTTGTATTGCTTGCATCAAGGACAAGCACGGCCATGTGGAAAGTTCCGGTGTTATAAGTGCCGGAAGACTGAGGGTTTGTATAACCGTTTGGCGGTAAGCCATTGAAAACAAATGCCTGGTTAAGACCAGTGTTATCGTCTTGAGACATCAACCAAGCACGGCCAACGTGATTGATGCCGTCACGACTAAGGATGCGTTCGTTGCCCTGCCTTGGAGGATCTACATCCTGATTGTACCAAGTTACGACAGAAAAGTTTGTTGCAAAGTCTAGCTTGGCTGGCTGGCCAAAGGTAACAAACGACTCACCGTTGAAGTTGGGCCAGGTAAATGCAGCACCTATAGTGCCATCAGTTCCATTAGCAGGCGCAGGCATCAGGTCATACCAGGTTGTACCACCGTGACTCAGCCGCTCGTAGCGAGCGGTTGCGTCACCGGTGGGTACTGGTTGAAGAAGAAATGGATTCATTTCTTTTTCTTAGGTGCAGCTTTCTTCTTAGCTGCTGGCTTTTTCTTTGGTGCTTCTTCATCAGGAACAACGATCTCGTGTCGCACGTTACCTGGTCCGATGTATTGAACAATAACTTTAGGCATTTGAATTTCCTTTATCTAAGTTCTCTAGCTTTAGCTGACTCTCGTCGTGACTTCCTTAATGCATCTACAGCTTTTGACCGTGCATCTTCAAGACTCTTTCGCAAATTGTTAACTTCCCGTGTTGCTTTTTGTAGGTTCGAGTTTTGCTTTTGCTCTTCTTTTGTGCGCCCACGCTTTAAGCTTTCAAGCTCGGAAACAGCAGTGTAAAAATTAGAATAAGCTTCAACCATTCGGCTATGAGAAAGCTCAGCCATAGATTTAATTTCCATTAGCTTTTCTTTTTCTCTGCCTCGAGCGACTTTGATCTGCTCCTCGAGCGGTACCATCATTTGTTTTCTAAATGCAGCCAAAGCAATACGGGCTTGGTTGTTGACCTCAAGATCACCGGTAATCTTTCGCTGTCTAAGATAGAGACGAGAGAAAGCCTTGAACCAATTAGCTGTCATGAAATCCATTTGCTCTTGAGCAGTCATGTCTTCAAAGTTTAGTTGGTCTGTTGCTTCTAAGTCTCTAATCATTGGAGCAAATGAACTCCAAGTAGAGTCTTTGATACCTACATCTGTTGCCATTGGAAGTGCGGTCTTAACTGCGTTCCAGTCATCGACACCAATAAGAGATGCAGCAAGATGACCCCAAGCTTTTTCTAAATCCCACCATCCTTTATCTTGGTTGCTTTGCTTGGGCAAAGCCTGAAGGATAGAGCGCATAAAGAGATTACCAGAAAGACCACCAAGACGAATTACATCATTCTTTGTTAGCACCTTGCCTTCAGTGGACAAGCGCATGTAATACTCTAAGTTTTTATTCGACTTAGCTTTGTCACCGAGGTGCCAGTTTGCAAGCTGCGCCTGCATTGCCATAACGTTTCTCATCAAAAGCATACTTGCTTCAAAGATGTTGGCATTGTTCCAGCGCCAAACACCGATAGTGTTTGGTTCCTGGGAACTGCGTATCATTGTAGCCGTGGTGCCGCCGGGTTCCATGTTAAAGCGACTCATCTCACTAAGGTCTGCGTTTAATGGATGAGAAAACTGGTTCATGTTTAAGCCCCACATCAGGACTCTCATTCTTTGTTTGGCCTGAGTGGTTGCACGATAAAGCGTAAGCTTCGGGCTGTTGGTGTAACCGCTAGTGTTCCCAAGACTGTCGCCAAGCACCGAACCAAAGATACCTTTCTTCACACCTGGGATATCAATCGACAAATAAGGGAAGCTAATAAAGGGAGTGAAGAAAGCACCGATAGCTCCCATCTTACCAGCCCGAAGCGAGCGAATAAACCTTGGAACATCTTTATAATTAAAGACTCGGCCAGAAACCTTACGCATAACATAAGATGCTTTCAGTTGGCTAAGTTGTTCTTTGGTAAGATTTTTTGTGCCTCGGTAAAATTCTGTACCCTGCCTGCTTCTAGGGGCGTCACCTTTTGTGATGATTGTAACTCCTCGTTTGCCTGTAGGAATTGCAAGGTACGCACCCTTGTCCATTATTTTTAATTCCTTGCTAAACTGAATGTGCTCACGAACAGCTTCAGCAATACGAGGGCCGTTATCTTCAAGCTGGTAGATCTTCCTTCTTAGGTTGCGATAAGCATTAAGCTGCTTACTTACACCAGAAACAACTTGGGATTTAGCTTTCATACCAGCAGCTAAAATAGGTCCAGCCTGAGCCGCTTCAACAGATCCCCAGTCTACACCATCAAGTGCACCATACCGATACAGATCATTGTATGCTTCTACTCTTTCGGGATATTTCTTTTTCCACTCTTTTGTGAAATGCTCTCGACTGCTCTTCGTTTTGCGGAACTTATTAAAGAGCCATGTCTCTCTGGCTACTCGCCCATAGAACGTTGTTGGTAACTCACCGGTAAGCAGACCACCAACTAACGAGTGACCTAATAAGTTACCCATGTTTGTCATTAGAGATTCGTAGGTGATGTTACCTTTCATCCCCGAAGTGAATTGATTTAAAAAGCTTCCCTGGTTTTGCGCTAGCCTTGCGTTGAACATCATTGAGTCTAGGTACTCAGGGTTAAAGCTTGCGTTGAAAACTTTATCTGAAAACTTTTCGTTGTAAGTATAGTCAAGCACCTCGTTTAAAACGCTATCATCGTCGATCAGTTTGTACTCATCCTTTGCTTGTCTTACTGCCTTTTCTGTTGTCACTTCTAGTTTGCCGTCTGGGTCTACTATCTCTTTAAACATATCGTTTAGTTGTGGTGCCCCAGCAATCTTCGAGCGATACTCATACTTGTCTAGCTTGTCGGCAATGAATTGCAGCGGGCCGTTTTGCTCAAGCATCATCCTTCTGATTTGATTGTCTGTAAGCTTGACTGATTTTCTACCAGGCTCGAGCCCGATATTTCTAATCTCAGTCTTCACTGCTTCAACCATGTGCCTCCGCTCCGTGCGGATTAAGTCGGCAATATCTTTCATTGATACAGGTTCATGTGACCAGCTTTTAGTTTCTACACCGTCAACAGTTTTTGTGACTTCTTTTGTTAGGCGGTTAAATAAACCTAGGGGCATCGCCTCCTGGTAAAGGAGGCGGTGCACCACAATCCTTGCCGCTGCTTCAAGCGGGGTAGAGTTTCGAGTGATTCCAAGTCGAGCCATCTCTCCGTTGATGATTTTGTTTTGAGCAAGTACCTGTACCTGTGCGGCGTATTGATTTCCTAGCTCAACAAAAGCTTCCTTTTGAATGGTGTCGATGTCTTTATTTTTCTTCTGCCTGCGAAGATCATTAAGCGCCTCAAAGAAAACTTGCTTTACATTAACTGGCCCACTCCAAACATCACCAGTAAACATAAACTCATCAGGCAATGTGCGGAGTGCAACCTCGAGAATACCTGACGCGCTCTCTGGTCCGGGTAAATCCAAAGAGTATTCAGCTAGTTTTTCTCTGCCCTTAAAGGGTGATCTAAAATGAGATAGGTATTCATTAAGCTGAGACTTTAAATTTGTTTTAAATGTTTTGCTTAAGGTAACACCGTCAGCCTCAAGCTTTTTCACGATGCTATCGTAGACAAGCTGCCTTGCTTTTTCTGAGGCAAGCATTGTTAAGCCTTGATTCCAAACATCAGAGAACCCAGCAGAGATAGCTTCTGCCTGGGTCTTGCTCATGCCCATACTTTTAAATTCATCAAGGTGTTTAACCAGTTCATTCTTAACCCAGGTAGGAACAACAGCTTCTTCGACTCGTTTATAGTCTCGTTCTTTTACTTGCTTCTTAGGTTGCGGTGCTGGCTCAGGCTTTGGCTGCGCTTTAGGAGCAGCTTTGGGCTTCGGTGGTGGGTAGGCAGGGGGCAGCTCAGGCATCGCCTCTCGAACAGCGCTCACCGCTGTCTCGATGCGATTACGTTCTGCTCTTCGGTTAATCCCTACCTCATTAGCTACTCGATTAATGCCCTGATTAACATGGCGTGCCTCATTTGCAGCAGTGATTTTTCTTGCAATAGAACTTAAAGCTATCTGCTCATGGATTGGCATATTCTTTTTAGCGGCAGTGTACTCAAGCTCCATCAGAGATGAACGAACTGTTCCTTCACCTTTTTCAATATAAATGTTTGCCCGATTCAGTCGGCCTTCTTTTCTTTTTAGTTCTTTAATTGCCTTATAGAATTCAGGCGTTACGTTTGAAGTCTTCTGGCCTCTCCATATATTGCGAGCTTGTACTATTGCTTTAGATGTTCTGCTTCCAGGATCTCTAAGCACAGCGTTTTCTGCTCGGCCTATTGCTGTGTCAATCGTTTCCATAAACTCAGCAAGTTCAGCAGCTACAGTGCGGCCGGTTTCTTTTGCTCTGTTAATTGCAGCAGTACCAACGCGAGACACAACGGCTTGCTTTCCTTTAAGTCTTACTTCCCCAAGAGCAGATTGGTAATCAGCTTCTCTGTAATCATAGACCTTCCGCTCTTTTCGTCCGCCTTCGTAAATATCGTCTAAGATATTGTTCCGAAGATCGTTGAGCGCAGTAAGCTTTTGATCAGGTGTAATGTCTTTAGCGTTTTCAATGCGAGCAATGTCTTCTTTAAGTTGAGTGCCTAAACGCTTAGACCCTTTAGATGCCTGCCATGTAATGCCAGCAGTTCTAGCTTGTGCTTCAGGTATACGGTCGCCCTTAATGAAGCCTTTAATTTGTTCATGCCAAGTGCTGTACCTGGTTGGGGCGTCTGTCCGCGGCTTACCACCTGGCGCTTTTGGTTTTCCATAATTCGGAGAAACGTGAGGGTTCTTACCCCGGATCATTGCATCCCAGTATTTTTGCTTGATCTCCATAGGGATGTTTGGATCTCGATACATGCGCCGAGCCAGGTTCGTCATTGGCTTGCTGCGCTTGTTCCGAGGAACCTCCACCGCTTTTTCAAATTCAATTTTATACCAAGGGTTAGCTGTCTCAGCCTTCCTGCCTTCTAGCTTTGCTAGTTTTTGCTGAAGGTATTTAAAGGTTTCAGGTGCTCGCTTCTGAAGCTGAGCTAGGCCAGTTCCCAAGCCAGCCTTGGGAATAACAATGTTTTTATCAGCAGGGATCTTATCAAAAGCTGCGTCAATAGCTGCTTTGTTTTGCTTTAGTTCAGCGTCAGTAAAGTAAGCACCATCATCTGTTGACGGAGTTTTCTTTGTTGGAATGCCAGCAGCGTTGGGCTCACCACGCATTGCCGCAGCTTGTCCACCTTTGCCTTTTCCTTGGAGGTTGTCACCAAACAAGTAGACAGTATCAGGGTTGTTTTGCAGATCTTCTCTAGTGATTTTCTCTTGGCGAGAAACCGTGCGTTGGGGCGCTTTTGGGGTTGCTTGGCTAACCTTGGCTGGCTTCTCAGAAAGCCCCTGCCAAATTTTAGAAACCTCATTGAGGACTTTATTGCGCTCGTTAATGCGGGCTTCAAGCTCTTTACCTTTAAGCTTGGCGTCTTTCTTTTTGTCGAAAAGATCTTTGTTGCTTCGCATGATACTGCTGATTTCTTCGCGAGCAGCAGATACGCGTTTCATTTCTTCGGGCGTAAGCTTGCGCGCTTCCGCTCGCCCTTCTCGCCGGGCTTTGATTGCCTCTTTTAACTTTGCTGCGCCTTGTTGGCTTAAGGTTATGTACTCCTCAAGAGGTGGAACCCACCCTTTCTCAACGGCGGCTTTAAACTCTGGGTCTCTTTCAACGCGACGAAGATAGTCTATAGCTGTAGCAACATCTTTAGGACCAACATCAATCCCGGTTTCTTTTTGAAACTCACGCGCCTGGCGAGCTTCGGTTAAATCTGTTTTCGCTTTTTCTTTAGCTTCCGCACGCTGCTGAGGCCGACCTCGAGACTCGGCTTTCCAGGATTCATCGAAGGCTTTATCTATTCCTTCTTCCACAGCCTTAAGCGGTGCATCTCTTTCAGCTTTAAGTTCATCAGCAAGCGCTCTGGCCTCATCAAACTCTCGCTGCTTTTTGGTGGGCCTACCCTCTACCTCTCTAGCCGCTTCGGTAAAGTAGTCGGTCATCTCGCCTTTGCGGCTTTCGTCTGTAAGCGGCTTGTCCGATCGCTTCACTGGGCGAGCCATGTACTCACCCCGACCCGCTACACTTCGAGGGACAGCGCCCTCTCGAACAACCCTAGCAAGCGGAGTGCCATCAATAATAGCTCCGTCCCAGGTAAGAGGGAAGCGGGGGTCTAGTGCTTGGCCAGCAGGAATGGCTTCTACTGCTGTCTTCTTTGCTTCTTTGGAACCAGGACCCGGCTTGCTTGTTCGTTCCTCGAGGAACATTGCTCTTTGTCTGTTGATCGCAGCATCAACAGCAGATCGTCCATAGTTTTTATAAAGAGCCTGAAGAGCAATTTCACCTCGGCCACCCTTGCCCCACGCCTCAGTAACTAGCTCGAGGTATTTGTTCTCAAGCCTCATAGCTAAAATCTCTTTAGCCGTGTTGACAACAGCATTAGATCCAGCAGTTCGTTGTGGCTGGAAATCTGACCCGCCTGTTTGAGATAGGTTGTACCCTTCTTCTGCCGTCCGCTTGACCCTGGGCTCTCCTGTTAGGAATTCGTGGGCAGCGTCATCTACTAAAGCTAAGCTCTCTTTAAGGTGAGCAATTTCTTTTAGCCGGGCTCTGTTGGCCCATTCCATACGGGCTTGATTGGTAGGATCAGGAAGGCGAACAGCCCCCGGAACTGAATCGGATACTTCAAGTCGCCTGGCTGGGGCTGTTCCAGGTTGCGGGGGAGCCCCGGCTTCTACTGATGCAACGCCCGGCCTTTCCCGGATGTCAACACCGTAAACTCTAGGCTGCCTTACGCTTGGGTCAACACCAGATGGTTGAGCATCATCAACCGTGCGCCATTGTGATGGTGGGGCATCAGCAGCCTCTACGACATCGAACAAAGGCTGGCGAGCAGCCGCAGCCTCATCAAGAGTTTCTCTAGCAAAAGTGCCAAACTTTGCGTCGGCTGCCTCAAGCCCATCAATCCTGTTTTGGATTTCCGCCTTGATCTGGCGGGCCTCCTCGAGAACTAGGTTTCGAGTAATAACTTGATTATCGAGTACCTGGGCGGCTTCGCTTACAACCCGAATAGTGCTGCCATCAGGTAGCTCCATCGTATATCTTGTTGTGTCGAATACAGGCTCTTGGCGAGTGGCTGGTTTCTCTGGGGCCTTTAACGGTCTTGGCGCTTCAGGTACAGGGTCGAGAACATTTCTTCGGTATTGAGAATTGAAAGCACTCTTTACTGTTTCTTGTGCTGATTTAGCAAGCGCCTCTATTTCTGGGGCTTTGTCCGACCTGGTTTTAATTTCATTCTGACGAATATATTGCTGATTAAGTCTTCTTGTTTTAACCGGAAGCTTACTTAAAAAATCCAGGAAACCTTCAGGGTTTGTCTTGTGTAGGTTTTTACCTATGGCCTCCATTAATAAAAGCCTGGAATCGTCAGTTAAGGCCCTTACTCTTCTAGCTACTTTAGTTGGGCTACTTAAAGATGGGTACTTAACTTCGGGAGCAATAAATGCCTCCACCCCTTTAGGGGGTGGAGGCGTTATTACTTCCGGAGTAGGAGCTGCTGACCTGGTAGGGAGGTTAGCATTTGGAGGAAGTATTACTTCAGCAGCAGGAAGCCCAGCAATACTATCCGAACCCAGTACACCCTCACCCCTTTGAACCCGCTCGAGATAACGAGGCGAATCAAGCACGGATATACCACCCGGAGCTTGAGTGCCATATTGATTGATCTCGTCTAACCCTAAGACAAATGCCGCCGCTGTAGATCGAGCATCAGCAGAAGCCTGAGCCATAGTAGATTCAGCTTGTCCTACTTGCTCTGCTAACTCAGCATCGGTCTGAGCTTTGTCAGCCCTTCGGCTTACTTGCGATCTTACGCTGTCTAGAAGAGTGCCATACTTTGCAGAATTTAAAAGAGCACCATGGAACGATCCGACTATTGGATGGATAAGGCCAAGCTCAGGAGCGCCGCTCCACATCCAATACAGAGAACCCTTAGCTCCAGACTTTACTAGGTCAGCAACCTTTCTCGTCCGAAGAGCGCCTGCTACTTCTTCGGAATATTGAGCAGTTTTCTTTCCGCCTTCTTTGATAACAGCCGAAGCGTCGCGAACCTTAAGACCTATTCCTGTTCCAGGGATTTCTAGTGGTATATCACCTATAGCTTTAGCAGCTTGACCTACAACAGATCCTGCAACCGCTGCTTTAGCCGCCTCAGCTTTGCTCATAAACGCGTCAAAAGAAGGATCTAGTTCCCTTCTTCTTTCAATAGCTCGACCGAGCCTTGTGCCTTTACCTGCGCTTAGGGCGCGAACTAAACCGGGGCCAACAACAGCAGCTAAGATTGCAGGTTTTCTTGCTAGTTGAGGAAGAGCAATTCCCATAACCTTGTTATTGGCATCAGGCTGTAAGCCCGCTACTGCTGTCCCCGCTAAACCACCGGTAAGCATTTTACCTGCTTTCCAGCGTGTCTCCCAAGGAGTCATCCCTACTTGGTCATCGTCCAGACCAACGATTTGAGAAAGAAACTGAATTGTTCCTGCGCCCATAGCAAGGAAATCTTCTTCCCATCCCTGCATTAGGCTTGCATCTTTTTTGACTAGAGCTTCAACTTCATCTGTAAAGATTTTGTGAGCTTCAATAAATGCACCGTAAAGAGGGAAGTCCAGCTTACGACGAAACTCATACTGATTATTGTATGTTGTTTCGATGTCGTCATAGTGGCTACTTCCCTTTAGCTCTTCCCAGAATCTAGGGTTGGCTTTGTAAAGAGGGCTGTTTTCAAAACCTTCGTTTACTGTGTGGCCAAGGAAGTCACTAATTGTTCCGCCTTGACGGTTTCTAGATGTTGGGAAGTTTTGATCCTTAAGAACCTTAGGCTGGTCAACTGTTACGTTGTCTAAGAAGTCACGATCTTCTTGGTCTAGTTTTCTTGCAGCTTCCTCGCCGTAACTAGCCGCCCAATCACTTAAGAATCTTTGGCGGGCTTTGTTTTGGTTGAGCATTTCTTTATTGCTCTCAGCAAACCAAGCACTATCGCCTGGACTACCAAAAGCATAGTCAACCATTTCTGCTACACCCTCGGCTGCACCAAGGGGAATTGCTACATTGCTTAAAACCTTACGGCCCCAACCATAATCCTCACCCTTTTCTTTCATGAGGATTTGTTCGCGCTGTCTTGATTTTTTTAACTCATAAAGCCTGTCACTTAAATCGGGAGATGGTGCTTCCCTTCTCTCGTTACTGCGAGCAGTAGCTACGCTTTCAGCGCCGCGCTTTTCTAAGTCACTAGCCATGCGTCAGCTTCCTTCTTTCGGGGCTTTAGGTCCTGGTTTATCAGCGACACCTTTAACTTTTTTAGCTTTGTCTTTCGCAGCAAGGGCTTTGATCTTTTTGTAGTTCTTCATGATCTTTGTAACGTAGTTGTAAGTCTCACCGTCACGGGTTTTTATCTTCCACCTTAGCCTGCCCTTTGAATCTTTTAATTGTTTTCCGTCTTTTCCTTTTAGAGGAATCTTATTTCCTTTTGCGTCCTTTTGAAAAATCTTATTTCCTTTTGCGTCCTTTAAAGGAACCGATCGTTTTGGATTCATCAAGCCACTAAAAAACGTACCGTCTTTTCTTTTCTTAGAGTTAATTTCAAACCCTTCATTTCTAAACGCACTAAGTCCGGCATTGTAAACAGCCATGATCTTTTCGTTTTCTTTGGGGTCGTTCTTTTTAATTTCCTTAAACTTAATAAGCCGCTTACGAAGAAGAGCTAAAAACTTAGCTCCCGATTCAGCCGCTACCGACTCATCAAAAAGGGTCTTAAAGTCTTCAGGTTTGCCACCAATATCAAGCCACGCTGAAGGTGTCATCTGAGTTAGGCCGATAGCATATTGATCTGATACAGCCTTGTCATGGTACTTACTTTCCTGGTCAGCAAGGGCAACATACAAGTCAGGATCAATCTTGTATTTTTTAGCAGCAGACCGAAGAAGCTCAATCCTTCTTGCTTTGTCTTTTGCGGGTACAGCAGGAAGCCTTTTCTTTTTGTTTTCAGAGCCAACCGCCATTGCCTTATAGGTTGGGAACTCGTGGGTTACTGTTTTGTCACCGATCTTTTGCTTAATTTTTTGCGTGCCGACTGGCTTGGGATAAGTAGACTTGGGCTTAGCCGGAGGGCCTTGGAATGTTCCTTTTGCTTTTTGCGCAGCAGCCAGCATTCGCGCTCTGGTCTTAGCTCTAGTCGGCTCTGTCCTGCTAAACCACCTTTGATAATCACTACCCCAAGCCTTTCGTCTTTCATCATGAACCATGCCTGGGCCTTTTATCTTACCAAAGTAATCAGACCCAGGAAGCGTACTGTAACCAGGAAACGCAAGCTCAATATTTTCTTCAGAAATCCCAGCTTGCCTCATAGCTACAGATGCTTTTAAGGATGGGTCATTTTCTCCTTCTGGCGGATGAAAATAATCTTCTGCTGGGATCAAGCGCGGAGATAACTTGCCACCACGTCTTAATCTTGGATCTGGTAATTTTGGCTCAAGGTCTTTGTCTTGAATTCTTTTTTGCTTTGCTAGTGTACCCGGAGCAAGAAACGGTTCATCTACTACAGTGGCACCTTGAGTAAATTTATCGTCCCTAGGTCTAGACTGAGTAAGTCCACCTGCTGAGGCTGCCCTGCTCCAAGCATCTTGCTGACTGCTTTCTGTTGCAGTTGTCGTAGCATTAGGCCGAAGCGACATAGGCTGCATGGTATCTCTATTAACTGGAGTGCTGTACTGCTCAGCACTATCTTCTGTTGCGGCCCCAGAGACAGGAACCTCACCACCTCTTTTGCGGATTTCTGCATCAAGACTAATCTGCTCGTTTTTCTCTTCGCTTGATAGCTTAGCTACTTTTTCTTTTCTGTTGAGTTCATCTAGCCGCTCTCGCATCTCCCCTACTTCATCAGATGACTTCTTATCTGCTGCAACTTGGGCCTGCGCGGCTCGTCTTCCTGATTGGCCTAGGTAAACAGGGAGGTTCCCACTAGCTTGGGCAATGGGTCCACTAAGCTCATTAATATCAAGCTCCAAACCAGGAAGCCTTGGATCATTCGGGTTGCGAGCGGCAATGGTGCGATACTGATCAACAAGCCGAGAATATTTCCCAACATCTGCTGCTGCTTGATCGAGATGGGGATTGCTTAGCATACCAAGCAAAGCCGTTGCTCTGGCGTTTAAGCCCTGGCGAATAGCTTTAGCTACACTTGGTTTGTTTTCTGCGACAGCAGCCCTAAGAGCTTCGCTTTCTTCTGCTGTTGGTTTAACTGCTACACTAATAACTGTTTTATCTCCGGAATCATCACGATATAGAGTTAGCAATCCATTAGATGACTCAACAAGAGCAGCAGCTTGATCCGCTGTTAGGTCACGGGGATTAAACCCAGCTTTTAAAAGCTCGTTAGTTGCAACAGCATCTCTTAGATATACTGCTGCATTCAAATCATTAATAATTGGCTCGTTGGTTTTATGGCGAGCGCGCCAATCAGCAAGCTGCGTCTGTCCTAGCTTGGGAGCAGCAGCCGCTTTTGGTAACGGACTAGCAGAAGCAAGGCGTTTGTAGTCTTCGCTTATAAGCCGTGACGGATCACGAGTAGGATCACCAAGAAGACGCCCGCTGCCAGGACGATCCCATGCACGACGCATCTGTTCATAGCCTGCTGCACGATCGTCCACACCCGAAAGAACTCTTGTAAGAATTTTTCCTTGCTCATCGAGCATAGGTTTACCATCTCGCCCAATAACAGGAACGCGCCTGTCTCGAGCCCCTGCCACTCGGCGCTGACCGGACCCATACGACTCCTGATCCAAGATGGCTCTTTCTTGCTCATTGAGCGTAAGGTATTGCGTACCCCACATTCCAGTGTCTTTACCAAGTCGCGGTTTACCATCTGGTCCAACTTCTTTGCGCGCTCTTGCTAAGGCAGCACGCCCTCTAGAAAATCGAGAAACGGCATCAGCAACCGTTCCGCCTACACGGTCAATAACATCTACGCCAACCTTCAGTCCTTCAGGCGTAGCAAAGCGTTCGCCGACACGCTGGCTTTGCGTTGGTTTAAATTCGGCGGCTTCAAAGTTGGCCTTAAATACTGATGGAGGTAGAATTCTTGCCATGATTAATCCCACATACTTTCAATGCGATCTTTTCCTTCGCCTCTAAGATAGTAGTCTTCTAACTGTTTAGCAGCCCTAGGACTCTTAACTCTGATGCGGGCAATCATAGCGCGAATTTTACGATAGGCTGCCGCTTCATCATCATCCCAAAAGCCCTGAGCATCTTGAATGGCTTGCTCTGCTTCTGTCTGGCCTTCAGCATAAGCCTCTTGATAATCTGAACTTTCATCGCCTTGTTGTGCAGCGTACTCTTGAGCTTCAACCGTGGACTGTAAAGCGGCTTGTTCTGCTGAAAGAATCTTATCAGTATCTTGTGCTCTCTTTTGAATGCCAGCCATTTCAGCATCTCGACCCACTTGTCCGGCTGCGGCGATTGCACCGCCGCCGCCGCCCATACCAGGTTGCATACCCATTGCCGTAGCCTGAGAAGCGCCATACCGAATAGCTTTTTGGTTTTGGGCAGCTTGTTCCCGGAGCTTATCTACAGCACCAGAAGCCGCTTTGGCCTGTCCCATCTTAGCTTCAATGGCTAGTTTTCTTCTTTTACTTTTATCGCCGTAAGCATCGGTTGCACCTGTCCAGGCGCTACCGGTAGATAAAAAGTCTTTTGCTGCTTTTGCCATTTTATATCACCGTCTTTTTGCAGATTAAATAAACCCAGCAACCGCCATAACCTAAAATAGATTGACGACTAGTCCATGATGCTGGGTTATCAGTTCCATTAGAAATTTTCCATCGTATCTCTAAGACTTGTTCGCCGCCCTTTGCAGGGGGAGGAGTCCCAGCTAGATCTGTTCTTGTGCTGTTTGCGCTTGTTCCTGAAGCGAGAAACACAGGTTTGCCTTGGGGTGTATATCCAACACCATTAGTAAGCACTAAAGGGCAATTGATTAAATCCCAAGAATACCCATTGCTTCCATAGATAGGAGCGCCTCCTTGGTTGAAATCAATCTTATCAATTCTGTAAGTATCAATAGTGCTAGGGAGCCAAGAGACATAAGCAACTTGCTGATGCTCAATGTTATCCGACCGATTACCAGACATAAGACCAACACCTACTTCGTGTTTAAGACTTGGGGCAACAGCGTTAGTGGGCCTTTCAACTCTTTCGCCGCTGCCGCCTGTGTAGTTCATGGCGACAATTACATGGTGAACAGTCAATGGGTAATTAATAGGAATAACAGCCCGGTCCATTGTTGTATAAAGATTACTAGCTAAGTTTACCCACGGAAGTGTTTCAAAAGGTAAGTCGTTACCAACTCTAGGTGTCGCATATCGAGGCCCCCCAGAAACATGAGGCCAACTTCCAAACATGGGAACACTAATAACTTCGTAGCCAGCATCATGATACAAAGCTTCTTTGTAGTTTGTTAATCCAGAGCGATTAAAGCCACCACGGAATTTGCGGTCAATAAACGAATCAATCAATTTGAAATTCGTATTAATACCAACAGAAGTATCAGCCTTAATAACTGAGTCAGCAACAGGAAGCGATGGAGGTTGATAAACAAAAGAGCGAGCAGCAAAACTTGTTTGGTTTTGAGATGTGTTTTCTAAATCACGTTGTCGCAATTTAGATTTAAACTTTAAACTTACAAACAAATTAACAGGAGAATAATCTGTTTTAGGTGTAATCGAAATTAAGTAAGAATTCTCGTAATTAAAAGGTATTGAAATTCCTGATTGCACATGGGGGTTTAATCGAGAGTAGGGGTTTAATAATGCAATCTCTGGAATCTCCATTGAAAACACTTCTTGATTAAAATCATTAGAAACTAAGGGTTCTCTTTTTTTGGTTTTAATACTCAAGCTGAATGCAAAAGCATTTCCTAATTGAAGACCTCCTACTTCAGTAGGTCCAAGCACAGCAGACTTAATTGCTGCTGCTTCACATCTAGTATCCTGACCGACCGAAACCTCAATTAGTTCATAGTTGTTAATTGAAGTTATTTCTTGTCCGAACTCGTCTTGCAAAGGGGGAAGGATAAACGGCGCTGTTAATAACGATGTTTGTGTATTTGCTGGTCCAGACATAAAATTATTAGCTACTGGAAAATTGAAATTAACTCGAAACGTTCCTTGGTTTTTTTCGTACTCGCCTCGTGAAATACCATTACCGGTTAAAGAAAGCAGAGCAGTAGTAATAGGATCAAAAATATGATCGACTAAAAGCTTAACACCGCGAGTCAGCCGTTTAAAATTAAAAAAGCTACTCATCTTTTAAGCGCTCTAAAATACTAAGTGTCATTGTGGGAATCATTGTTTGCCAGGGCTTTCGACCCCAAGGATCAGAAGATGCCCCCCCTGTACCTGCGTCAGGAAGAATTAAAGAAAACCTTATTCGGCTAAATGGCGGAATAGGAATTTCAAGATTACGTTGCTGAATATGAACAGTTGTATCGTAACTATTACCCTGATTTGCTACACTTAAATCATCAGTATTTAAGGTCGGTTCTATATCCGCACTTCCGACCGCAGCAAAATTGGGCACACTTGGAAGGCCCTTTCCTAGAACAAAATAATCCTGAACATTAAAATTATATTTATGATAAACAACACTGCTTTGAGTTTGGATGTTTGGAATAAAAATACTGTCTACGGTTATTTCTAAATGCACATCATTAACAGAGTCTCCCGCCACTCGATTGTCAGCAACAGTGCCAGAAGTATATTCATACCCATTAGTGTATTCTGATATATACGAATTAAAAATAGCATCTACAGCATCAATAATAACAGGATCTTCTCCTGTCATAAATGATGTTGTCCAAGAAGCTTGCGTTGTTCCATAGCCATCGCTTCCTGCAAATGGATCTTGATAATCTAAATGATTACCTTTTAGCCTAAAGGCGTTGTATCTGGTATCAGTCGTTACTGCGCTTGTGTAGTTGTACACAGGCAAATAAGGAAACGGCATAAATGACCCAGCAGGTGCGCCATCTGTTTGCAACTGAGCATCGGCCTCTGCCGTCCAAGGCAGGTACTTTAAAACTATTTGAGACTGAAGCCATCGGTTTTTAAAGTCGCCATTAGGAACTTTATTAATGTAGTCTTCAAGGTCTTGAATTGCTTTTTCAAGACGGTCTCCATCAATAGTAGTTCCTTCGGAAAACTGTTTATCTGTAAAGTGCCGAATAGAAGACATTAGGTTATCTCGCCGCCAATGTTTGTGACTGTAGCTGCGTGAGCATGACCAGAATAATTAGCGCCTAAACCAACAAAAACACTGCCCGCTACCGCATTGAGATCCTGGATAGCTAACCCAGGAGAGTTAATCATAGACCCATCAAGACCATTAGATTGAAATACACAGTTATTAAAAACAGCTTTAGCTCCTGAGTTAACTAAAACAAAACAAAGAATACTCGTTGCTGCATTAGAAGCTTCAGCAGATGCGCTTCTTTGAAAAACGCAATTATTAAATACAACTTTAGCTGGGGATTCAATAGCAACTAAATGAGAACTATTGTTTCCAGAGTTAGTCTGTTTGAAAACTAAATTTTCTATTTTCGATGTGGCTTTAATTGTGGCTAACCCTGTTACTATAGCCCCTGGCTCCCCTTGAAGGGAGCCCAGGGGCTTTTCAAGGACAAGCTTTTGATGTGTGCCAGGACCAAAAATAAATGAGTTATGAGACGGCAGGGTTTCTGCAAGCGCTGTCCCAGAAAAAACTCGTGATACATCTCCATAATACATAGGAGAAACAACAGAGTTAAGACTTTCGTTTGCTGTGTTTCCTAAGTCTTCTAGGTTGCTAAAAGAAAAACTACTCATCGACCAGTTCTCCTACGCCCACCAGCTTTACGGAAAACACCCATTAAACTTTGAAGGGATAAGCCTTGGGCTTTATCTTGAATAAAACCAAATACCATATAGCTAATTCGCTGGCCCTTAACGCTATCAGAAGTTGCAATTATATCTGTTTGCTGGTCATCAATTAAATAATTACCATGAGCACTATCTGTAGTGCTTCCCCATTTCGCTTCACCGGAAAAAATCCGTTGAGACATAGCGCCACTCGAGTTTCTAAACCGAGATCGAAGTGAGTTTTTATTTACAATTCGTTGTATGTTTTCATCGTAGTCAACGATTTGGGAAGTAAACTCTTTAGAGTCAGATCCTAAAATTACATTGTACAAACCCCAAAGCCAATTTGGAACAACTCTATTTGCTTGAACCCCACCACCTTTTGAATTGAGCTTTGCGTAAATACCTCTAGCTTTAATTTGTTGAGCGCCGGCTTCTTCTTCGTCGGACTTATAAGCCCAGTCAACAACTTGAACTTTAGCGTTGTCATTATGAGAATCCGCTGAACCAATAAAACTTTTAGTCCAAACAAGAGCAGCCGCAGGTTTAGCTACTGGCCCTACCTGGGTTGCTATAGTGATCTCAGAAAGCACAGGGTAAATACCCATACCGGTAACACTGTTTGCCGTTGCTTTTGAAAAACGAATTTCAATTACAGGGTTCTTAACATTTCTACCTAAATTAAAAGCAGGATCAAAACTCCAACCACTAGCCACAGCAGCGTTACCGTCTATATCAATAGAGATATATTCACCTGTTGCGCTTGCTGTTCCAGCAGCATCAGTTCGCCTTGCAAAACCAGCACCACTGGCAAAGATAGCAGGACCAGAAACTAAACGCTCTGTAGGCCAACGAACATTGACATTGTTTGAACCATCTTGCTCAGGATTCCATTCGCTTTCATCAAAACGAAAACGCAGTTGGAAACGAGTAAAAGGGACCGCACTAAACCTAGGGGGAACAGCAGAAATAGGAAGATAATAATAAGTATTACCAGACGTATAATCTTCTTCTTTGTAGGGCTCGTCGAAATAATAACAACCATTTAACAGGCCCTTATCAAAAGGAATAGCCGGCACATATTTACCAGAACCTAAACGGTAATCCTCTTTATAGCTTGAACGATCAAGAGCCCCCCCATAACCCAACTCACAAAAAATAAAATTGCTGCCTTTAGCAGGGTCGTTTTTGGGTACTATAGCACCAGGAGGGTAGGCATTTGGCACATCGGTAACAACTGTATAGCTACTATCTGAAATGTCGTCTTTGTTAATTCCGCAAACACAATAAAAATCTTTTGTTGTTCCTATAACCCACGGCTCTATTAGGTTACTTGAAGAAGTAACTGTTGCGTTTCCTGCCGCATCAATACCGGCATTGCTTTCCATAGGCCACCATGACCAGATACCACTAAATGCCCAGCTTCCATTAAGATTAGGACAACCCATAAGGAGTGCTCGTTTTTCGTGGTTATAAGCAAGAGTTACTCGATCATCGCTAAACTCTAATAATGTTCTTGGGGGGTTTACATTATCAATATTTACCCAGCCATTGTTTGCTTCATAATAGCTAGTCATAGGATTCGTCATAATCCCATGCCCACCAAAAAAAGCTCGTATAGGTTCGGACAACTCTCGAATAGATGTCCCATTAGAAGTAGAAAAAATACCTGAATAAGCTACCCAAGCAAGATCATCTTCCATCATTGTAATTGCTTGCTGCCCAATACAGCCAACGCTTTGGCTTACATTGATAGGTGGCCGCCCTTGTGAAATGATTGTACCCTCACTTGGAACATACAAATACATTTCATGTTTGGTAAAAATAACTAAGTTACCTTTAAACTCATGCATTGCCGTAACCTTGTTTGACGAAGGCACGTTAATAAAGTTTGTTGATATAATGTTGTTTGGTCGGCCTGGGTCAGAAAAGAAAATTTCATATTCAGTTGCGTATGCAATCCGACCACGAAAACTTGTAGCTGCAACAATTTTAGATATTTGACTCCCTGAAACATAAACAAACCCATCTGAAAAAATACCGTCAGAAAAGTTTATTTTTTCAATAAGTGCAGATTCAGAATGCCCACTAGCAAAATTAAACATAGAATCTGTTTGTGTTTGCATGTGTCTTTTAGAATGAAAGTCAGCAGGTCGATAAACAAAAACCCCTGCACTTGGGGAGCCAAAATACAAAAAGCCGCGCAAAGAAAAGAAAAACCAATTTGCTTGTAAGCTACCAGAAACGATTGATTCATTATCAACATTAAACGCTGTTTCGTAGCTACCGTACCATTGACTAGGAAAACTTCCCGACTCAACAACTTGAGGAACTAAAGACGACTTAGCACCAAATGTAGAAGTTTTATTAACAAGAACTTCTTCCCAGCTTCGGCCTGTAGTTAAGTCAAAAATACGAACAACGTAATAGAGGCCGATTGATCCAACCCTTTGGTCAGCGCCAAGAGAACCCGATTGACCACGAAACAAAAAAACAGAAACAACCTGTTTGTTTCCAAAGTTTGTTTCTATGTAGCTGCTGCCTAAATGTTTTTCGTATCCAAACTGGTTTGATTCAAAACTGTTTGTAGAACCAGATTTATAATTAACACTATTGCCAAGCGTTGTATCAAGCTCAGCGCGCACACCCCAACCCGGACGAACAGAAATAGAACCCTGAGCAAGCCACAGGTTTTGTGCCCATGTCCCACGAACAACACCGTCTTGCTCAACACCTTTTGTTAAGAGTTCTCTTTCACTTCCTGGTGTTGCCATGTTTTAAATCCAGTTATCGTATTCACTAACGTATTGAGAGCCTTCTCGACTTCGGCCTGACTCTAAGAATTTATTAAGGTCTTTTACTTTTCGCTCTGTCTCTTGAAGCAATGCAATATTATCAGCGCCATCACGAATAGCATAACGACGATAGGCATACAGCGGAATCATATCATGGAAACCATCAAGGTCATCAATATAATCTGAGGCAGCAGCAAAGTTTACATCATGAAACGGAACATACTCTAAGCGGAAAGCCGCAGTATCCGTAGCATAGGTAATGATCTTTTTGTTTACGAAGGTATAGCACCAGGTATTAAGCGTTCGCTCGGAAGGCATTGAATCGAGATAGCGAATAACCTCGTTGTTGGTTAGGTCGTTAACCCGAGCTAGGCGAAGCATTCTCTCGAGCTTGTTTGGCGCTGCCGCAGCAGAACCCAAGAGAGCAGGAGTTGTTGCTGTGAGATCGAGAATGCCGCTCGTAGGCATCGTAAACAAAAACTCTTTAGAATAAATAAACGGATCAATATCGCAAACAACACGACGAAAATCGTTATAACCTTCTTTAAGGTATAAAGTTATTTGTGCGTCCGTAAGAAATGTTGTGTCTGATTCATCGGCGTAAGATTTAAACATCTCCCTTACATCACCAGTGTTCATCCACCACCTCCCATCTGGGTTCGACCAAGACCCTGCTCGGGGTTAGCATCGTCAACCAGGGCTCGGCGTTGAGCCATCTGACCCGCTTGTATGCCCATCTGCTCAGCAGCCATTGGGCTAGACATTGTAGCCATCGCAGAAACAGCCTCTTTGGGTTTTGGCTCAAGACGGGGAAAGACCGTTCGTTCAAGCTGCATTCGTTGGTGGTCCTCATCTTCTTTGCCGAAGGTAAGAACAGATACCAAAACATCTCGAATATAATTCTGACGCTCATCAGGAAGCGAGTAATACCTTGCGGTTTGCATAAAGCTTTTAAAGACTTCTTTAAACGCTTCGAGATCATCACTTGGCATAATCTCAATTGCATGGCCGTCAATAACAGCATCGAGCATATCGTGAGCATGGCTAAAGCCGATCATGCGTTTGGTCACGCGATCATTGCCCGTGCGGTAGTCGAGGGCCTTAAGGGCTTCCTCTTTGTCGAGGAGTTCAAGCTTGACCATTTCAAGAATACGTTGATCTCGATCAGGTTTCTCGTCACGGAACAGGGTGCCAGCCTCAAGGTATACCTCTGGGTCTTCACAAAGATCAGTAACGCGAAGTGTTTTATGGATAACTCGGCCAGCCTCATCCATCATTCGCATCATTCGTGGTTCGTTGTAATAGGTCTTGCACATTTCAAGAACGCAAGTAGCAACATCAATCATTGCTTTCTCTAGGTTCTGTTGTGTTACTTGCAGTTGTTGAGAATCACGGCTGGCGAGAGACTCGATAGCAGCGCCGGATTCGATACCAATAGCTCGCTTGCCGAGGCTTGTACTATGCACACCCGCAACATCAAGCATTTCCGCTGATAGCTGTCGAATGTTATCAAGTACATAAGCAGGTAGAGCGCCAGCAGTAACCTGCTGAGGGGGTGGTCCAGCAGTAGCGTTGTACATAACCTTTTCGCCCGGTCGAGAATCCGACAGCGCATCTTTTCCGACTCCGGAAGATTTAGGAACAAGCCATTTGGGGTTGCCCATAAGCTCAGCGTTCTGCATAACCTGGCTTCGACCCTTGTTGTACATGACCTGAAGCTCAATAAGCGGCTCGACTAAGCCAATCCCCCATAACCGACCAGGAACATTGGTATAACGAACAAACGTTACTGGGCTTTTGTGCGTTGGCCACTTGCTTTTATAGAGCCAGTGAGAACCAAGAAGCATACCCATGTTGCCGTCTTTGGTATAAATCTCAAAAATTTCTAAGCGATCTTTGAGTTCAGCCCCTTCGGTGCCGGACGCTCTTTGGTATAGGGTCTGGTAAAGGTGATTTGGGGTAGCAGCACTTTTTTGAATAATTTCAGCATGCTCGGGATAAGATTTTTTAAGGGCTTTTCTTGAGACGACATGACTAATTGCTACCCATTCTGATTCGGCGGGATTTGTTGCCCCGGATTCAAAGTGTACATCGTAAGGGCTCAGGGCCGACGTAGTGACCCGTTTGGTCTTTGGGTCATAGAAGGTATGGAACGCAGCGTTACCTGTCAGCAGCATCCACTCTAGGGCCTCTGTGATGACATCCTTCATCTCATTGGTGTGCCAATAATAACGAAGTAGTGTTTCCGCTGCCTCTGCTCGTTGAATATCTTCAGTCGAAGGACTGGCAGGAAGAACGGTCATGCTTGGGTAAGCAACCGAAAGGCGAGCCTGGATATTTCTATAAATGTTTAGGATCATATTAATTGTGACCCTGGCAGTTCTTCGGTCTTGGGGAATACCTACATAGTTTTTAAGGTTGCGGTCCCAACGAAGGTGCTGCTTGCCCTGGAGAAATAGACTGCACATATCCCAGATACGGGTGATCTTTTGACGATGACGGTTGCTGTCTTCAATATCTTTTTTAAAGACGCTTCCTTTGGGCAGTTTTATTTCGTCGTGCATTACCCTGGTATCCTGTCTGCTAAAGCGGAAGCAGCCTCATAGGCTTTTTTCATTTCTTTTTTCTTCTTTGCTGCATCGGCTATTTTTTTTGCAGCATCAGCGGCTTTTCTTCCTTTAGCCGCAGCCTCTCGGACCTCTGAATAGCTTTCCATTTTACCAGGAAGACTAGCAAGCTCAGAAGCCGTTTGCTCCGGAGTGTTCTTGTAGCCGGCATAGCCGCCACCGACAGCGCCAATGGTGCCTCCAATAACAGCACCGACTGGCGCTCCAATAAAAGCAAGAGGACCAGAGGCAGAACCTAGGGCGGCACCAGCAGCAGCACCGCCTAACGCACCGGAAGCAGCACCGGTGGCTGCTCCACCAACACTACCTTGTTCTTTTTTAATGCTGACTTGTTTCGGGTTGTGCCTAGCTACTGAAGCACCGGGTCCAAACTTGCGCATAAATTCCTCAAAGGTGTCCCACCCCCCTTTAAGGGGGGGTGGGCACCAGGTAGGTTACTATACTGGGAACGTGATGTTCGTCAGGACAGCATTTCGATTCGGCTCTTTGCACACGAGGTTGTAATACCAGCGCACAAAACCTTCCCAAGCATCTTGATTGCTCAAGCGACTGAGGACGTTGCCATCGAGATCCGCCATGCCGAAGCTTTGAAGCTCAGCAATGGTCCAGGTCTTCGTCTTCAAGAAGATGATAAGACCTTTACCGCAGTGACGGCTCATCTTCATTGGAATACCGTTGAAGGCATAACCGCTGAAGCCGGGATCACCAGTACCAGGACGGCTTTGAGCATCCTTGGTCATTTGACCAGGAGCCGTAAAGGTAAGAAGATCCGCATACTTTTGGCGAATACCAGGGTGCACATACATGCAATCCGGGTCATCACCACCAAGCACCATGATTTCATCAAGGATCGTTTGCATACGACCAAACAAGAGATCAGCGTTACCAGCGGCAGCGCCGATAGCAACCGACTCAACCGTCGAGCGAAGGCTCGGGTTTTGAGTTGTTCCTGCTAAAGTGCCAGTTTGAATGACACTGCGGTCTACCGTGTAGTGAGCAGACAAACCAAGGTTGGCGTAAATACCAAGAGCCTCGTTGTTGACCTCATTAAGCACTGGGTCATCAGCCGCAGCTACAGGAACAAAAGGTGCCAAGCCAGCGCCACAACCACGCACAACAACCATCGCAGGATGACGAGTGCCACTAAGCGCATCCCACCGAACCACGCCACCGTTGTCGGTAACAAGCGTAATTGAATTATCAGCGCCGGCATTACCATCACAAGTCAGGTAGTTAGCAACCGTCTTCGGGAAGGTAACGTTTGTTGTAAGTAAGGACTCGTAGGTCGCCATGCTGATAATATCAATGTTCAGCAAGTTACCAGGAGTGCCACCTTTTGAAGCGTCTTCTGCAAGAGCTTGGTAAGTGCGAAGCACGTCTTTGTTTCCGCAAAAATCAGGAGTGATTGTTGCACCCGTATTCTGAACGGTAACATGACGAACAAAGCCGACACAGCCACCGCCGGTAAACATACCTTGGTTAGCTTTCAGCTTGGTGTCCGTAACCAGGCCGTCCATTTCGGTTTGGACGTAAGTCGCAAACGAATTGGCCGTGGTCTTAGCCGTTGCAATAGCCGGACCCGTAAGGGAGAATCGACCGTAAAGGTACTTGGCCTTCACGTTCAGGTTCACATGACCCTGCTTGCCCGCAGTTGGAAGCACCCCAGCTTCAGCGCGGAAGCCCGTACCGTCGTTGCGGCTGACATGCACTGGAATCACAACCTGGCGTCCTTGCCAATCCAGTGTAGATTTTTGAAACATTTGCACCATTTCAAGCTGGTTGTTTAAGCTTTCAATGATGGGTCCGAGATAGAACTCTTTTAGGATCGCATCAAGATCCGAGATTGTAACGGCCATAACTGCCATTAACTCCTAAGATATTCGAGCATCGCTTCCCTAGCTTCATCCGTGTTTTTCGGACGCCACTCTTCATCGGGAGAGGATGATTTCGATTTTTGTTTTCGAGATGGGCGAGGAGGGGCATTTGCCACCCCACCGCCCGACTGTTGCTCGTCGAGGTAGCGAGCAATAGCCGCTTCCTCGACTCCTGCAACCCAGTGAGAATAACGGGCTGCAACGTCAGAGGCGTTTTGATTACCGTCCTGCGCAAGAGCGTCCCAAATGTATTCTTCAGGTACATTGGGGAATTCTTGTGTAGCGATACCGACCTCACGTTCAAGTTCCATTGTTGCAAATTTAACCTGCATTTCTTGGGTTTGTTGTCGGAGGTAAGCAATGTCATCAGTTTGATCTCCATCGAAAACGGAGAAATCATTCTCGTCATAATAACCTGACTCTTGCTCTTGTTTTGGAGGTTCTGGTTTTTGGCTGAGCTTTCTTTCGAGGTCAGCAATGTACTGCTCTCGCTGTTCAAGCTCAGACTGTAAGGCATGACGGCGCTCGTTGATTTGCTTAAACCGGTCGTAAGGGACTCGGTGTCCCTCCTCGGGTTCGTACTCATCATCATCGTCGGCTGCTGCCTCAACAGATGTCTCCTCTTCTTCCTCTTCAAACTCGTCGGAGGCTTCCGATTCCTCTTCTACGGATTGCGATTCAAGCTCTTCAAGATCTTCAGGCTCTTCCTCGCTTTCGACTTCTCTTCCCTCTAGCATGGCCACAATAGACGCGTGACGTTCCTCATCCATCTCTTTTCCCTTCTACGAAGCGTAACGTGCTAAGACCCGATAGTTATAAGAGATCACCAATTGCTCCTAAGATTTCATCGCCGCTGTCTTTAGCAAACTCAGAATTCTTAGCAGATTTCCACATTCTTCCTGTGTGCATTTCCCATTGAAGCACCTCGGCAATGCCTCGGGGCTTATATGATTTCTGCACCTCTTCTTCAACTTCATCTACTTGGTCAAGGCCCATTAATGCAAGACCTGTTGCCATGACCATATCATCATGCTGCCCTGGGGCGGCTTCAACTTTACCTCGGCCGTTGTATTGTAAACGGTTTGCCTCAGTCCGAAAACGGGCGCAAGTTGCACCGCACCATTCTCTAGTTATGTGCTCATACAAACGATTAAAAAGCATGGGCCGGCTTTTTGAGGTTGTCATAAAACCTAACCGATTTTGCCAGGCGTTGGTCACTTTATCAAAGCTAGCTGTTCGATACATGTAAGGATAACCTTCGCCCTGAAGGTAGTCCTGGACAGCAAGGCCGTAGCTGTTTGTTTCAATCACTGTAAACGCATTGTACCGACGAGCATACTTTAAAACTTTGCGGCCATATAAGCTCGGAGGAATTCTTTCGTAGTAACTCGCGGCCATGCGGATGTTTTTGCGGTCGGTAACATCCAAAATCATAAACGCACTGTAATCGCCACCAGGACTACCCGTCGCTGTATCAACACCCATTGTGTAAATACCAAACTTTTTAGGCTCTAGGTATTCAATGTAGCCCTCTTTGAAATCTAAAACATGAAAAGAATTCGGGAAGAAAGGAGAGCCCGACGCAACAAAGGCATCGGTTGCTTGGGCAGGGTATTCCTGGTTGAAAATGTTCCAATTGTTCGCACAGGCCGTGCGCAACGTGTTAACCATCCAGTTGAATTGGGGTTTGCTCAGCTTGTTTTTGTAGCTGTATTCAAGCTCTTCTTCGGTCGGGTCGTTAAATTTTGGCTTATCTAGCGTATAATCCGTGTCCATACGCCAGCCCAGAAACATTTTGCTGTAACCGCTTTCGCTGCTCCATAAATCGTAAGCTTCGTTCATTCCGTTGGCGGTAGACTCAAGAACAATCTTTGCGCTCTTTGTTCGAGCACCGAACAAAGACGCAATAGTTTTTTCCATGTTGTTCCAGAACGCATACTCGGATGCATGAATTAAATTGTAGGTGCTACCACGAAAACTTTGGCTCGATGCGGAACCAACCCGGATACTACTGCCCGTAATAAATTTAATTTCGTTTTCTCGAGAGCGCGTTGTCTCAAGCTTTAGATGTTTAGGCAGGTGCTTGTGAAACAAATGGTAAATTTCAAAGATTTTCTTCACCGCTTCATCGGTGTGCGCCACAATCGCCGTGCGGGTGTACTTGTTAAACAGTGTGTGCCAAAAAAAATACGCCGCAATTATCGTCGTGCTGCCTAGCTGGCGCGCTTTAAGCAGCATCATGTGGTCATTATCACGAATAGAATCCACAATTTTCATTTGAGCCTGGTTAGGGACCAAAGGCTTTAGCTCGGACTCTTTGGTGATGATCTTTAGGTATTTTTCACAGAAATAAGAAAAATCCTCGCGACAACGAAGAATGTCTTGGCGCAAATCATCGCTGTTCATTAGCAAGAATCTCCAGAATGATCTTTAGATTGCCCTCAACGTCCTCAAGCTCTTTCTCGATTGTGTCCAGTTTGCTGCCAATACCCTTGATTACCTCAAGGCGCTCATCGTTGTAGGTCGAGATTACCTGGTCGTACCGATCTCGCAGTGCGGCCTCACGGTCAATGTGACCTTGCGCCTGCTCCCGTAGCTGAGCTTGGAAGTTGTCCGTTAAATCGTCTAGCCGCTTAGAGGTTTTTATAAAAATCCAGAAAATTGCTGCTGCGGCAATCCCGAGAGGCCCGAACCCGGCGATAATTTCTATAAACTGAGAATCCATGTTCGATTATTACTCTGAATCATCGTCGGTTTGCAACGCTGCAAGTTCAGTTGTCTCCGACAAAATATCAAAGATCGCAGTGTTTGTTTCTTTTTTGGTTTCGTTGTCCAGGTTCCACACCTTGCGCTCCATAAGCTGGATATTGCGGGCTATTTCGGTGGCAATCTTGATTGTGTGTAACTGCTTTGCTGGTTTGGATTCAGGGTAAGCACTCGCCCTGGCCAAGGTTTCCTCGAGCATCTGAGAAAGAATTGCAGATGTGGCCTTTTGGCGGACAATAACGTCCTCAATCGCAAGATGAACCTCCATTTTTGTTTGCTCGGTCTTCTTTGCTATCTCTGCTCGAGCATATTCAAGCAAATGATCCGGACCGCTGTTCGACCGATCCCACTTTTCCGCAGCTTTCCAGCGAGAAATCGTTCGAGTGGTCACGCCATGACGGCGAGATAAGTCCACAGCCGACTCGCCGTTCTCCCACTCAGAGCGAATAATCGACTTGAGCACGCGATTAATACCGCCATCGGACTCGCGCTTTATTTTGCGGGCTATTGTGACAGCGCCATTAGGTTTGACCACGCTCACTGTAGGCCCTGAACCTCTTTGGCGACTTCGGGGATTTCATCAATGCCCTTTTCCGCAAGATATTCGCGAACATCTTTTGGGGTGTCTTCATGCAGAATAAGATGGGCGTCCTGCATCCAATGAGTAACCGCCCTGAGAATCTTTGCCATGTTCTTTTCTTCGTTTGGGTCGAGCGCCATCAGTGTAGACCGAAGCGTTTTAACCCGACGAATAAATTGAGCCTGCTTCTTAACCAAAGTCTTTTCATGTCGCCCTTCGGTTAACATGATCGGGACACCTGTCTCGTCCATCGTGATGCCCCACAGTGCTCGGATATGCTGCTGAGGGGTTAGCTCGCTATCCTTGTGCATACGGACTTGATCCAGGCTCATAAGGATTTGACTCATGCTTTCAGCGAAGGCTCCCTCGAGCAAGTGCCGGTTGAGTGTAGGGGTATATTTCTCTTTCGATTTAGACACGTCGTCCCTCCAATGTCCGGTAGGGTACCAAAAAAATCGTTCGCTGGAAAATTTAATATATAATGGGAGGATGGAAGGGACTGGAGGAGGACTGGGTTGTGTAAGGGTATCACCAAAGCCTTTGGTTGTTCACTCGCTTAGGAGTGTCACTTGTCCGGTTACTCGTTGTCGTGATCTTTTTCGTCCTGCGTCTGTGCTCCGTTAGTCTTCACCGTGACTGAACCGCAGGGGTGAGCCGGCCAGCAAGCTGTCCTCATGAACCGGCAATAAGCCGGCTAACTCTGCAATCCCGTAGAGTTTACGGAGGTATTTGCAATGGCAAGTATTCTTTCCCAATCGTCCCGTGAGCAAACGCTTAACGGATTTCCCGCTGACCTGCCCGCTAACTCGGGCCTTCACGAAGCTAAGTTCTTCATCGGAGCACCTAACGGCGTCAAGCACGTCAAAGAATTTCCAAACGAAATGCCTGATGGAACCGTCAAGGTAAATCGTGTCGTCTCCTACTCGATGCTTGTTGATGCCGTTGACCACAACGGACGCTCTCGCACCTACTGCTGCTTCCTTAACATTCGCAAAAGTGACTACACCAAAGCAGGACGTTATGGCGACAGAAGCGTTGAGAACCTTCTCGATACCTTGCTTGAAGAAGCCTCTGATACCGGAGTGAATCACGTCGTCGACATCAAGGCCGCTACAGATCGCACGGACGACCAAGGCAACATCATCAAAGCTAAAAACGGCCAAGCTAACTTAGCATAAACCTTTATCCTGAATAGGGGGGCAGCGACGATCAGGCGTTCCGTCGTCGTTGCTCCCTTATTCTTTTGGAGCTTCCCATGCTTATTCTTAATGTAACCGCATACACACAACTCGTTACCGTGATGGCTCAACGCAACGACACCTTCCGTAACTGCATCGCAGACGACAACGTTGATTGCCTCTTCATCCTTCCTACTGGCGACAAAGTGTACTTCACCCACTGCGACGCTGAGTTCTTCATTCCCGCTAACTACGGCACAACCGACACCACCAAACAGTGGCTCGACCAACACTCTATCACTTACTGGGAGCAATAATGAACAACATCGTAAAAACTGAAACCGTACACCCTATAGACCCTAAAGCTTACCCGTTCTGGCTCAAGCACTACTTCGCAGACGGTAGCTGGATATGCGCACATAAATGCACCGACTACCTTGCAGTCGACTTCGGTAAAGACTGTGAGATCGACGGATCGCTACTCAAAGACGAAACGGATACCTGGGACTACTACTACTCACTAGTGGTCGACCTAATCGCAGGTGTGCAGCGAATCATCATAGAAGATGTTGCAGGTGAAACGTACATCTCAATCGAACCTGGTGAAAGAGCCTATATCGGTAGCTAAAACGAAAGAGGGGAATGGTGGCACTCGTTGCCGCTGTTCCCCTTTTTTTATGCTGCGGTGTGCCGTTATCTTTACCCTTTATTCGTGACACTCTCGCTCGCTCACAAGAAGGACATGCAAGCCTGCGACTTTAACAAGACATGATCTCCGTGATTACCGAAGGGGCGCTGCCCCCAACATGAAGAAAAGATGAACCCAATCAAGGGGCAGCAGGACTTGGAGTCATTATGGAACTGCATGGTACAACGATCGCACATTCTCTTAACCTTAAAACAACTGATAGCTTTCATGCTGTCGAGGTGTTCCGTGTTGGTATGAACACCGTTAAACTACCAAGCATACTAAGCATACGCTTTAGTGGTGACCAACTAGACACGAACATCGAGACATTCAGAAGCGATGAAGCAGACATTGAAGGTTATGATGTCTGGTGTGGTAACGATGACGCTATCAAGTGTGCATCTTGCGGATCACCTGAAGCTATTGATCGCTCAGTCAAGACAGTTAAGCGTTACGAGCGTGAGCTTAAGAAGTGGGTAGAGATAGGTGATGAAGTCACACCTCTTTGCAATGACTGTGCATGTACTAAGTTTATTAGTGGGTCCGGTGGGTACGTTGGTGTCACGATGCCACCCTCTACTGGTTACATTACTCACTACATCAAGGACGATACGAGTGGTAGCCGTAGCGCTGGACACATTCGTAATCCTGGTATCACTCGCAAGTTCACACGCTATCTAACGTCACCCGCTGGACCTGTAGAGCACGTTCGCAATGCTGTTGGTACGGTGAGCAAGGGTAAGGTTAGCGTTACCAATAGAGGCGAGCTGAATGAGTACGGTAAGCATAACCGATGCACCTTCTACGATAACAAGCAAGTGCGTCACCTTGAAAGTGTAAGGTAAAGCATAAGGCACTGTCACCCTCCTCCCCTGCGGGGAGGGTGTCAGTGTTTTTTTTATTTGTGACGTGGCGTTATAACGTATTGACATGCAAGCCTGCCACCCCCTCAGCTTCGCAGAAGGAGGATGGCAAGCCATGCTAGTTAACGAATTGATTCAGATGTTATGTGATAACCCTAGTGGTTTGATTGAAGAGCTTAACACTAGGCGTACTGCACTATGCCAAGAGCGTGAGAAGCTAGAGAGATCTATCACTAAGCTGAACCAGGTCATGCGTATTGCTATTGATGTGCAGGCTAGGAACAATCGCAATGAGCGAGAGATCGGTGAGCTTCATGATGCATTGGATCAGGTGGCGAGACATTCAGGTGGTGCAGGACTAGACTTGTCTAACTTGTATGTACTGGGTGACGATGAGTTACCTGAATCTGAATCAGCTTACTAACACCCTATCCCCCTTCCCCCCTTTAGGGGGGGAGGGGATAGGGGTATAGACTTAACTATATGGGGCGACCCATTAACCAATCATGCAATGAAGGAGACCGAGCATGAAGAACAAGAGCACCAAGCGTGCTGAAGCAGAGCAGCGTCAGGCTGCCCGTGCATTGCGCACGAACCAAGAACAAATCGCTAAGCTTGACGCTGGCGGTTACGCTGCCAAGCGTGAGCGAGCACGGCTTGCGAAAGGAGGTGAGCGATGAAGAAGCTAGACGTATCAAGCGCTGAGCTTGCAATTAAAAGCAGGGCGGTGAAGATCATCGGCGAACTGCGTGGCGCTAAGCCTGACGAGATACTGTGTGTTGCTCGAGTCGAGCAACAAGCCAGCGATGACACCAAACGTTTCGAGTATAAGATTGTACTCAAGAACGGGAAGGTATTGTAATGGAACTAATCCGCACACCTAAAGATTGGAATGAGTTGACTGAGATCATCAGGGATATGCGAGGCAGTGAGTCTGACCTGGCTCGTGTTGCTATCATGGCTTATCAACTTGGGCATCGTGATGCGAGCACGCCACTAGCACTAGTGGATCGCTTGACACCGGAGGTATCATGAGTAGCTGGTATGATCCGCCCGAGGATGGGCCTGGTTTTATTTCTGGACCTGATTGGTGGGTGACTACCTATCAGCACAATGAACGTGACGAGGAGATCGTCTGTGATTTCCATAGCTTCAAATTGCACCAGGTAAAAGACCTAGCCAAAGAAGG